CGATGTCAAAGTTTCTGATGGCGAAGCCGACGAGATCAAAACAGCCTGGCGCGAGGCCAACAAGAAGACGGTCAACTACTGGTACGCGCTGGAGCGCGCCGCGCTCGATGCCATGCAATCGACAGATGTGTACGCTGTTGGCCCCGCCGGCCGTCAGGTAAAGTTCCGCAAGGCCGGGTCGTTCCTGTGGATGCTGCTGCCCAGTGGCCGGGCCTTGTGCTATCCCTATCCGGAGATCCGGACAGTCATGACCCCCTGGGGCGCTGAGAAAGAAGCGCTCACCTTCATGACGATCGTCGATTTCAACCAGAAGAAAAAGATACTTCCCGATCCAAACTCAAAGGGCCGCTGGCAGCGTGTGTCAACCCACGGTGGTCCGCTTGCCGAGAACGCGACACAGGGATTCTGCCGCGATCTCCTGGCGACTGCGATGGTCGCGATCGAAGCCGAGGACATCCCAATCGTGTTCCACGTTCACGATGAACCTGTGGCTGAAGTAGCGAAGTTTCGCGCGCAGTACGCGCTTGAGCGTATGATCGCGATCATGTCCACAGCACCAAGTTATGCGTCTGGGTTGCCGCTGGCTGCCGAGGCTTGGCGGGGAAAGAGGTATCGCAAATGAAACGAATTTTTTGGTTGTGGTGCAGATTCGTCAAGGGGCACGATACGCCGAAGGGCAAGTACGGCTATCAGCATTGCCGCCGTTGCGGGATACCAATGTTTGTGGTTAGCCCGATGTCAGATGACGTGTTCAAGGCATCTCCGCTTTTCAACAAGGTGCCGAGCGGAAGAACGAGGGTTCGCTGATGAACTGGATGACTGCAAAATTCAAGGGCGAGTGCGTCTCCTGCACCCGCAACATCGACGAGGGTGAGCGCATCCTGTTTGACTTCGAGGAGCGCGAAGCCTACTGCAACAGATGTGGGGAACGGATCAAGCCGGACCCGAAGGGGAAAGGATTTCAATGATCTATACGTTTTGGTGGTTTGGCGGCTTCAGATTTGGTGTGCATCGAAGCGTTCATCCGGGCGGACGAGCTTTGGTGTTCGATATGGGGCCTTTATCTATCGTGCTCCGTTTCAAGGAAAGGGCTAGGAAATGAGAACAACAACGACGCAAGAAGATAGGGACTTCGCTCAGGCATTGGACTTCGGTACGATCCTTGAGCAGGCGGCGAGTTACATCGCTGAGAATTTTCCACCGGAAGACGTGTACGAGGAGCGTCAACTCCGCGAGTGGGCACTCGACCACGGCTTTATCGAGAAACCGGAGGACTGACATGAACTGGATAACTGCAAAGTTTAACTCAGAGTGCGTCTCCTGCACCCGTAACATTGACGCGGGAGAGCGCATCCTGTTTGACTTCGAGGAGCGTGAAGCCTATTGCAGCAAATGCGGGGAGCGGATCAAGCCGGACCCGAAGGGGAAAGGATTTCAATGATCTATACGTTTTGGTGGTTTGGCGGCTTTGGCTTTGGCCTGTGGCGGAGTGTGTACCCACAAGGCCCGATTTGGAGCTTCGCCATCGGGCCTTTGACAGTCTTCTTTCGATTCAGGGAGCGCCAGAAATGAAGTATGAATTCCTCGATGAATCTTTTCTCGAACTGATGAACGACATCGGCCGCCTGGGCCACGAGAAGTTCGGCGCCGACGCCATTGAGGTTGCCGGCGGTGGGAGGAAGATTCCGCGTCATCAGAAAGATGCAATCATCTATCACGCCCGCGGACACCTGACGAACTATCTGCTCGATGTCCCGCACGACAAACTGGGCACTTTGCAGGCGCAACTGGCTGCAGCGGCTTTCAACTGCATGTTAGAGTTCTACTTTTCTCAGGGTGAGTGATGAAGATTCTGCAAGGGGACGCACTGACGCGGTTGCGGGAGATGCCGGATGCCTCGGTGCAGTGCGCGATTACTTCGCCGCCATACTGGGGCTTGAGGGATTATGGAACTGGCCAGTGGGATGGCGGGGATGCGGGATGTGACCACAGGGCCAACGGCGAACGCAGACAATTGCCGCATGGTGACGGGAGGCCAGCCGATACCGACGGATACGCTCAGACTAGGACACTGCTCGCCGGCGTAGGCGCAACCTTCAAGGATATTTGTGGTAAGTGCGGCGCAACCCGCGTCGATGCCCAACTCGGACTGGAGAAGACGCCGGATGAGTACGTGGCCAAGATGGTAGCCGTGTTCGCGGAAGTCCGGCGCGTGCTGCGCGACGATGGATCGCTTTGGCTGAATATCGGGGATTCGTACAACGGCTACATGGCAAACCAGCGCGGTACTGGACTTGAGACAGAGCGCCAGCAAGCGCGGAAGTACATCGAACCCGGCGCAGGACTTAGAGATCATGGATTGAAGAACAAAGACCTCGTAGGCATCCCCTGGCTCTTAGCCTTCGCGCTGCGGGCCGATGGCTGGTATCTGCGGCAGGACATCATCTGGGCCAAGCCAAACCCCATGCCTGAGAGCGTTACCGACCGTTGCACCAAGAGCCACGAGTACCTGTTTCTGCTGACCAAGAGCGCCCGGTATTACTACGACGCGGAAGCGATCAAGGAGCCAGCGAGCGGTGGAAACGCAAACGGTGACTCACGCAAACTGGCGAAGCAAGCCGTGGCGGCAACAGGAGGCGCGATCAGCGGTGGCACAGAACGTTCCACGCTTGGTGTGTCGGCAAAAGATTTTCGTAACAAGCGTAGTGTTTGGAATGTCGCTCCTCAAGGATTCAAAGGCGCGCATTTTGCAGTCTATCCTCCTGCTTTGATTGAGCCTTGCATCCTGGCTGGATGCCCTCCCGGCGGTGTCGTTCTCGATCCGTTCACGGGGTCAGGAACGACCGGCGTCGTCGCTCTGCATCACCAGCGGGACTTTCTCGGCATAGAATTGAACCCGGACTACATCGCTCTGGCCCACAAGCGCATCCTCGCAGAGATACTCTCATGACGACCCAATCAGAATTCGCGCTGCTCCTGGCCCAAGGCGGGCTGCACGTCTTCCCGTGCGGTGTTAATTCCAAGCTGCCAGCCATCAAGGACTTCCCCAATCGGGCGACCACGGACCCGAAGCGGGTCGAAGCATGGTGGAATGGCCGGCCAAAAAACGTGGGAATCTCCACGTCTCACTTCGCCGCGGGCGAGGCACTGGTCGTAGTCGATGTGGATGTGAAGGCCGGAAAACGCGGCGATCTGAGCCTCCTCAATCTCGATCTTGAAGGCTTCGAGTTGCCGGCCACGTTCACTGTTTCCACACCATCGGGCGGCCAGCACCTGTATTATCGGACCCCCAAAGCCTTACGGCAAGGCACCGACACCCTGGGAAACGGTTTGGACATTCGGAGTCTCGGTGGGTACGTGCTGGGTCCAGGCAGCGTCATCAACGGCCGCAGTTACGAAGTCACCAACAAGATTCCCCCCGTGGCGGCCCCCGAGTGGCTTGTCCAGCGCCTTGGCGCCGCCCGAGAGCGCGTCAACTCCAATTCCAAGGCCCTCGCCCACATCGAGCCTGACCGGGCCGCCCAACGCGCCGCCACTTGGCTCAGCACCTACGCCCCGACAGCAGCCGAGGGCCAGGGCGGCGACGCCGAGACCTACAAGGTCGCATTGCACCTGAAGGATCTCGGCTGCGATGCCGACCAGGCCCTGGACCTGATGGCCCCCTGGAACGAGCGCTGCTCTCCCCCATGGAATCAAGAAGAGCTTGACACTAAGGTCCGCAACGCCTTCAAGTACGGGAAAGAACCCCAGGGCGTCGCTGCTCCCGAAGCGATTTTTCATCCGATCGAAGATCCCTCCGCAGACGAACCGGACAAGCCCCACCCCTTCGGTAAACTAAACGAATCCTTCGCCTTTGTCTTCGCCGGCGGCACAGGCAATATCTTGTGGGAGACAACAGATCGAAAAGGCGACTACATATTCCACCTGATGAACAAGCAGTCCTTCCTTGACATCCACGCGGCCAACAAGCTGAATATCGGCGACAAGGCCAAGCCGACGGCTCAGATGTGGATAGAATGGCCTGGCCGCAGGAATTTCGACGGCCTGGTGTTCGAGCCGGAGATAGACGCCGGGCCGCGCTGGTTCAACCTATGGCGCGGCTTCGCCGTGGAGCCAGCGGCTCCCGTAACGGCGGGCGCGCATTCACACCCCATGGTCGAGCGCTGGAAAGAGCATCTCCTGGAGAACATCTGTGGCCGGGACAAGATTCAGGCCGACTGGCTGACTGGATGGTTCGCCCATTTGATTCAGAAGCCTTACGAGAAGCCTCTGGTGGCGGTCGTATTCCGCGGGGGCAAGGGCGTGGGCAAGAATGCGCTTGTGGAGCGGGTCAGCAAGCTGCTGGGCGGCCACGCCATGACCACATCCCGCCGCCGGTATTTGGTTGGCAATTTCACGTCGCACCTGCAACGGTGCCTGCTGTTCGTTCTTGACGAGGCGTTCTGGAGCGGCGACAAGGAAGCTGAAGGGGTCGTCAAGGACTTGGTGACAGGCACAGAGCATTTGATCGAGCTGAAGGGCAAGGAGTCCTTCACGGTTCGCAACCTGACCAGGGTGGTCGTGATCGGCAACGAGGAGTGGCTGGTGCCGGCCAGCGCCGACGAGCGCCGCTGGGCCGTGTTCGAGGTCGGCGAAGGCCGAAAGCAGGACCGGAAGTATTTCGAGGAGATGCGCCTGGGCCTCGACGAACAGGGCGGCGCCGCGCATCTGCTCCGCTACCTGATGGACTACAAGATCACCCAGGACGTGAACCTGGCTCCCAATACGGTTGGACTCACGGCTCAGAAGATTTCGTCCCTTGAGCCCGTGCCGCAGTGGTGGTACGACACCTTGGCGGCCGGTACGATCGCCGGCGGCGATTGGGGAGGAGAGTGGCCGGATTCGATTGCGACGAATAGGCTACGCGACGCTTTGCGCCGCTGGGTCGGAAACCGCAACATCAAGGGCCGGCTACCTAATGACGTGAATTTTGGAAAGATCCTCTGCCAGATGGCCCCTAGTTTCAAGAAGAGAAAGATCGGTAAGGTCTCTGTGGGGGACGGCGACACCAGCTACGCCTATTTCAAAGCGCCACTTGAGGATCTGCGGAAGGAGTTCGACAAGTACATAGGTGGGGGTGTGCCGTGGGCGGAATGAAGATTTTGCAGGGAGACTGCATGGCGCGGCTAAAAGAGCTAGACGAGAACTCCGTCGACGCGATTGTCACCGATCCGCCTTACGAACTAGGGTTCATGGGTAAAGCGTGGGACAACACTGGGATCGCAAACGATGTGAAAATGTGGCGAGAGTGTCTGCGTGTACTCAAGCCCGGCGGCCACCTACTCTCGTTCGGCGGAAGCAGGACTTATCATCGGATGGCCTGCGCGATCGAAGACGCCGGGTTTGAAATCCGTGACCAGATCATGTGGGTTTACGCATCGGGAATGCCAAAATCGTTGGATGTGAGCAAAGCGATCGATAAAGCCGGAGGTCGTGCCGAGAACTGGTTTGGCCCATGGCTTCGGGTGGAGAGAGAACGTATCGGAATGACCGCCACGCAGTTGGCGGAGATGGGCGGGTTCTACAAAAATGTCAACCACGGGGGATCGGTCGTGAACTGGGAACTCGGGTACGGGCTACCCTCCGCGAGTGAATTTAATAAAGTCTGCGAATTGCTTCATGCTCCATTCGCTCGCATCGAGGAGTTAGAGCGCGAGATCATTGGACAGCGCAAAGTTAACAGGGGTCTAGCTTTCACTTCGGAAGGTCCTGACCATTTGGACGTAACGCTACCCGCAACCGACGCTGCAAAGCAATGGGACGGTTGGGGCACAGCCCTAAAGCCCGCACATGAGCCTATCTGTGTGGCACGGAAGCCTATCGAGGGAACTGTCGCAGCGAACGTGTTGCGTTGGGGCACAGGAGCGATCAACATAGATGGGTGCCGGG